ACCATTTCAGAACAAAAGATAAAAAAAGTGATAGGTGTTTATGGGGGAAGATTTCAACCATTTGGACCTCATCACTACAAAACCTATAAGTGGTTAAAAACACAAGTAGATGATGCATATATCACTACAAGTGATATCAAAAAACCACCAAGACACCCAATGAACTTCAAAGAGAAAGTTCGTCATATGACAAAGATGGGTGTTCCAGCAAATCGTATCGTTAAAGAAACTTCACCATATGTTGCAAAGAACTTACTGAAAAAGTTTGGTAAGGATACTGCAGTTGTATACATATTTGGTAAGAAAGATGCTGGAAGATTAAGTGGTGGTAAGAAGAAAGATGGTTCACCTGGATACTTTCAAGATTACAAAAAGAATAAGGGTAATATAAAACATCATGAAGAACATGGATACTTTTTGGTTGCTCCCCATGTTAGTATGAAGATTGGTGGTAATGAGATTTCAGGTACCACTATGAGAAACATATTAGGTTCACCTAAAATTAAAGATGAGGATAGACCTAAAATATTCAAGAAGTTATTTGGGTATTATGATAAAGGTGTTTACAATATGTTAACTAACAAATTCAAAAAACTATTTGAATTTTATAATCAACAATCAGTAAAAAATATCCTAAAAGAAGTTAGTGCTCTTGGAGCTACCGTAAGAGCGGGTGATTTAGATGATGAGGGTTTGTATGATTTCTTTAATTCATTTAATGATTACAAAAGGGTATCACCAAAACATGCTGATATATTAGGTTGGGAAGTTATTGGTGATATTATTAGTGATGAAGCTAAAGACCCATCATTTGATTTTGTTTACAAAGCAGATAGGGTTGATACGGTAACTTTTGGTAAAACTATTAATCAGAAAACATCTAATGAAGATAGTGTAGATAATCCATTTCCTAAGTACCGAGCTCACATGAAAAATCTTGTTGGAAAAATGGGATGGGAGATTGTGAAGTTCTTTGGTAAACCTACAGCAAAAATGAAAGATTCACTTGCACATGATATGAAAACATCAGTAAGTGGTGTAGAGAAAATCAAGAAGTTGCAAGAATCTTTTGAAAACCAAACAAAGGAGTTATTACTTATGGGCGGAGCCTATGGACACATGAGTCATCCATTTGATGACAATAATCTTACATTTTCAGATTTGAAACAGATAGTTATTAATGGTATAGGAGGAAAGTTAGATAGAGAAGATGGAGTTACAGAGAAACTCGATGGACAGAATTTAATGGTGAGTTGGATTGATGGAAAGTTGAGAGCAGCTCGTAACAAAGGACATTTGAAAAACTTTGGAAAAACTTCACCTACCACAAGTGGAATAGCAACTATCTTCAAAGGTAGAGGAGAAATCAAGAAAGCCTTTGTAGGTGCTATGAAAGATTTAGAAAAAGCAATCGGTAGATTATCGGATAAACAAAAAGAAAAAGTTTTCGGTAATGGTAAACGATGGATGAATTTAGAGGTTATGTATCCAGCAACAGCAAATGTAATAGATTATGATGTGGCAGAGATAGTGTTTCATGGTACATTAGAGTATGATGAAAGTGGAAGACCTGTAGGTCAACCAAAAGATTCTGCTCGTATGTTGGCTGGTATGATTAAACAAGTAAATCAGAATGTACAAAAAACATTTAAGATTGGTAAACCAATTTTCTTGACCGTACCAAAAGTACAAGATTTTGGTAAGAAAAAAAATATGTATTTAGGTAAACTAAAAAAACTACAATCACAATATAGTTTAAGTGATAAAGATACATTGGGTGAATATCACGAGGCGTATTGGAGAGAGTATATTTATAATGCAAGTAAACAATTTGGTGTGAAACTAAAACCAGCTCAGTTTGCTAAGTTGATTCGTAGATGGGCGTACTTTGATAAGAGTTACAAGATACAAGAAATCAGAAAAGATTTTGGTGATAATCCAAAGTTCTTAGATTGGATATTAAATACGGATAAGTTTGACCATAAGAAAATTTTTAAAGATAATATAAAACCATTTGAAATATTGTTCTTTCAAGTTGGTGCTGAGATATTGAAAAACATAAGTGGATATATGGCAGTGAATCCAAAACGAACAATACAGAAAATGAGACAAGAAATGATTAGTGCAATGAAAGATTTGCAAAAACCTGATAATATAGAAAAACTTAAAAAGTTAAAATTACAAATACAAAAACTACAAAAGATTGGTGGTTTAGATGCAATAGTTCCAAGTGAGGGTATTGTGTTTAAATATAAAGGTAAGGTGTACAAATTCACAGGAGCTTTTGCACCAATCAATCAGATACTTGGTAGTTTGAAATTTGGATAGGAGTTACAATGGCTAATTATAGTAAAGATATGGAGAGACAAAATAAGGCCTTAAAGGACTTACTCTCTGGTAGAGAACATGAAAAAGATTATGTTCAAGTAGGATACGAAGGCAAAAAAGATAATCGTGGTGGAGAAACAAGAGAATCAGAATTAAGTAAGATTATGCAATCAGTTAGGATGCCTTTGTTTTGTCCTGAGTGTAAAAAAGCAATGAAGAAAAAACTTGATGATAAGTTTTGGAGAATGATGGGTCATTGTTTTGATTGTCAAATAGAAATGGAACACAAACTTAGAGTTAAAGGTGAGTATGAGGATTGGGCTAAGAAAAAAGTGTTAGAAAATAAAAAATCATATTTTAAAGATTTACAACAAAGTATTGAAGAGTTTGAAAAACAAGGTGGAAAACAAACATGGTTGAATAATGTTGGTGTACAAACACCTGAACTTGAAAAAGAAGAATGGGCGATGGGTGAACAGGAGTTTGAAAAGGTAGTTAGTGAAGCTAAAGATTACTTAAAAAATATGCAGGAGGCCATCGATGAGGAAGAGAAATTACTTAATACTGCCTGAGGATATTGTTTTGGATATAATGTTGATGGTATCAAGGTTGGGTGAAACTGCTGTTGATTATCACAACAAAGTTAGTTCAGAACAATCAGGTGAGACTGTACGAGTATATACGAGAATTTTAGAAAAACTTATGGATTTGGAAGAACACGATATTGATTATAAACCACAAGGTATATCGTTTGAAGAATTGTTAAAACAATGTGGTGTGAGAAAACCTAAAAGGAGAAAATAATGGGATTAATCGATTTCATAATGAATCTATTTTTTGGCAAAAAGAAAAAAGAAGAAGTCAAAAAATTAGATGAGGCAATCAAAGTAAAAAACAAAGAAGTTTCTAAACTTGAAAAAGAAGTAGAGAAACTTGAAAACAAGAAGAAAGTTAACAAAAAAGAAGTTGGCAATCTTAAGAGAAAAGTAACTAATACTAAAAAACAAATTGCACAGGCTGAGAAAGCAGTGAAAACTGATGATGTTGATGAGGCTGTAAAATTTTTGAAGAAATTTAGTAAGTAGTATATATTTATATATATGAGATATATTATTTACATATTATTTCTTGGTTTGTTGTTTGGGCAAGATACAAAAACTTATACCTTTTCAGAGGAAGAAGTTCTTGGGTTCACTAATAAAATCAAAGAGTTAGAGTTAAAAGATAGTTTGAATGTATCTTTAGTACAAGATTTAGAAAAACAAATCTCGTTATTAGAAGATAACGCAAAAACTAACGAAGTGATTATTGATTTTAGAACACAGCAACTTCAGTTACAAAAAGAAACTATTAATCTGTATAAGGAAAAAGTTAAAGTTGTAAAACCTAAGTGGCACGAAAACAAATGGTTATGGTTTGTTTATGGTGTTGGGGCTACGGCGATTTCAGTTAATCTTGCAGGACAAATAAACTAATGGCGGAACAAATAAAAGAAGTAATCAAAAAAGAGTATGTTAGATGTGCTCAAGACCCTGTCTACTTTTTAAAAAAGTATTGTATGATTCAACACCCGATTAAGGGTAAGATTCCATTTAGTTTGTATCCATTTCAGGAAGCAACAATAAATGAATTCAAGGATAATCGATTCAATATAATTTTAAAAGCCAGACAGTTAGGGATAAGTACATTAACTGCTGGTTACTCTTTATGGATGATGACATTTTTCCAAGATAAGAATATATTAGTTATAGCTACAAAACAAGATACCGCGAAAAACTTGGTAACTAAAGTTCGTGTCATGCACGCAAACTTACCGAGTTGGTTGAAACAAAAATGTGTTGAGGATAATAAATTAAATCTTAGGTATGTGAATGGTTCACAGATTAAGGCAAGTGCAAGTGGACCTGAAGCCGCTCGTTCCGAGGCACTATCATTATTGATACTTGATGAGGCGGCCTTTATTGATAAGATTGATGAGATATGGACTGCATCACAACAAACACTTACAACAGGTGGTAGTTGTATTGCACTTTCAACACCTAATGGTGTAGGTAATTGGTTTCATCAAACTTGGGTACAAGCCGAAGAGGGTAGAGGATTATTCAATGATATTAAATTACATTGGACTGTACATCCTGAAAGAGAACAATCATGGAGAGATGAACAAGATGAATTGTTAGGTGTACAAGGTGCGGCACAAGAATGTGATTGTGATTTCCTAACATCAGGTACATCAGTAATTGATGCTAGAATATTAGAAGAATGTAGAGAAAAACACTCAGAAGAACCTGTAGAGAAACGAGGAGTTGATAGTAATCTTTGGATTTGGAAACAACCAGATTATACTAAAAACTATGTAGTGTGTGCTGATGTTGGTAGAGGAGATTCAAAAGATTATAGTGCTTTTCATGTTATAGATGTAGAGACGGTAGAACAAGTAGCGGAGTATAAAGGTAGAATTCCTACTAAAGATTTTGGTAATATGTTGGTGAATATTTCAACGGAATATAACGATGCCTTACTAATTATAGAAAACAATAATATTGGTTGGGCAACTATCCAACAAGTAATAGATAGGGAATATCCTAATCTATTTTACACAAGTAAAGATTTAAGGTATGTGGATATCGCACACCAAATGACTAACAAGTATAGAAGTCAAGAAAAAAATATGGTGGCTGGATTTACAACCACAATGAAAACTCGACCTTTGATTATAGCAAAGTTAGAGGAATATTTTAGAGATGAAAGTGTAGTGGTACATAGTAGTAGATTGATTGATGAACTACTTACTTTTATTTATATAAACAATAGAGCCGAAGCAATGGCGGGATACAATGATGATTTAGTTATGTCGTTTGCTATCGGATTATGGGTTCGTGATACTGCATTAAGATTACGAACTGAGGGAATTGAATTAACAAAAAAGACTCTCAATAGAATGCAAGATATTGATGGTCTTTACACA